AGTAAATGCTAAGTTCTATGTAACTGGTCAAACTGATAATGGTTCTTGGAGAACTTTAGATATTGACTATATTGATAGAGATAGTTGGGCAAGTATTAGTAATGGTGATGAAGTCTTTATGACTATCGCCATTATTGGTGATGCTGGTTCTCAAGGTATCCAAGGTATTCAAGGAATCCAAGGTATTCAGGGAACTACTGGAGCTCAAGGTGCAACAGGAACTCAAGGTACTACAGGTACTGATGGAAACTTTGGCGGCGCAACATTTGATTATACATTTGACACTACAACAACTGACTCTGACCCTGGTCAAGGAAAGTTAAGATTTAACGACACAGATTTATCATCTGCAACATTATTGTATATTGATGATACTGATGATAATGGGACAGACATTCAGTCATTCTTAAGGACAATTGATGACTCTACATCTACTATCAAGGGTCATGTTAGAGTTTCAAACAGAACAAATTCTGATGATTTTGCTATTTTTACAATCAGTGGAACAAATACTGAAGCAACTGGATATCATAAAGTAAATGTTTCATATCTTTCTGGAGCAACTTCATTTAGCAATTCAGAAGATGTAATTATTACTTTTGCTAGAACTGGAACTAAAGGGGACCAGGGTATTCAAGGAACTACTGGAACTCAGGGAATCCAAGGTATTCAAGGAACCACTGGAACTCAGGGCACTCAAGGAATCCAAGGTGTTCAAGGAACTACTGGTACTCAAGGTGATACAGGAACTCAAGGTATTCAGGGTACTCAAGGATTCAGCCACAATAAAACTACAGCAAGTTTTGATGCAACTGCAGGACAAACGACATTTACGACAAATTATGTCGTTGGTTATGTTGATGTATTTCTCAATGGTATTCGTCTAACTGAAGATGAATTCACTGCCACTAATGGAACATCTATTGTTTTAGGAACTGGTGCATCATTATATGATGTTGTTGATGTAATTTCTTATTCATCTGCCGGCCCACAAGGTATTCAAGGAACCACTGGAACTCAAGGCACTCAAGGCACTCAAGGAATCCAAGGTATTCAGGGAACTACTGGAACTCAAGGCGCAACAGGAACTCAAGGTATTCGAGGTGTCCAAGGCTCAAGTTTCACCAGGTCTTCATTTACATATACTGCAACCTCAGGACAAACAACCTTCAGCGGAACTGATGATAATACAAATACCTTAGCATATTCTGTTGGAAACCTTGATGTATATTTGAATGGTGCTCACTTAGACCCAGATGACTTTACTGCTACTAATGGAACAAGTGTTGTATTGACATCAGGAGCATCAACTGGGGACACTTTAACAATATCTTCTTTTGAGTCTGCAGGACCACAAGGCATTCAGGGAACTGCTGGCGTTCTTGGTGGTGATGGAGCCGATGGTGCTCAAGGTATTCAAGGTATTCAAGGTATTCAAGGTACAACAGGAACCACAGGTTCAACAGGTAGCACTGGTGCTCAAGGAATCCAAGGTATTCAAGGTATTCAAGGTACAACAGGAACCACAGGTTCAACAGGTAGCACTGGTTCTCAAGGAATTCAAGGTATCCAAGGTATCCAAGGTATCCAAGGAACCACAGGCTCAACAGGTTCAACAGGTTCAACAGGTAGCACTGGTTCTCAAGGAATCCAAGGTATTCAAGGTATTCAAGGTATCCAAGGAACCACAGGCTCAACAGGTTCAACAGGTTCAACAGGTAGCACTGGCGCTCAAGGAATCCAAGGTATTCAAGGTATTCAAGGTATTCAAGGTACAACAGGAACCACAGGTTCAACAGGTAGCACTGGTTCTCAAGGAATTCAAGGTATTCAGGGACCTGGTGGACTAACAACCACCAATGCAGACACACTTGATAGTCTTGATAGCACTTCTTTCTTAAGGTCTGATGCTGCTGATACTGCTTCTGGTGCTATTACTTTTAATGGTGGACTTACTCTTGGAGGATCTCAAATAATTAATCATAACACCACATCAACCAGAGACAAGATAAGACTGTGGAATTCTTCTTCATTTTCAATTGGAATGGAAAGTGGCGCCACATTCGGTGCATTGAATGACTATGCAATGACATTCCAATTTAATAATGAAAATGATAGAGGATTCTGGTGGGGGGATAACGGTCACACTACTGCTCAAGGTGCTATGGCACTTACAACCAACGGTAGACTTACTGTTGCAACAAGTTTAAGAGTTGGATATGGAGAGAGTGATACAATCGTTACTCCAAATGCTGATTTAGATGTTTCTGGTGATGTACACGTTACTGGAACAATAAGAGCAGCTGCTGTTACTGACATCACATCATGTCTATTTACCTAAATACCTAAAAACTAGTTAAAATGGGAAAAACTAGAAGGTCGGCTGACCTAGTTTCTGATAATAATATATTTGTAAGTATTTCCAATGACCGTGTTGGAATTGGTTCTACTATTCCGGCAGGTAAGTTAGATATTGCTGGAAACATTTCAATTAACGGAACTGAAATTATTGATAGTTCTGGTGTTTGGCAAGGTTCAAAGGCTGGAATCCAGGGAATTCAAGGGATTCAAGGAATCCAGGGTATTCAGGGTATTCAGGGAATTGCCGGTATTCTTGGTGGTGATGGGGCCGATGGTGCTCAAGGAACTCAAGGTATTCAAGGAACCACAGGTTCAACAGGTAGCACTGGTTCTCAAGGAACTCAAGGTATTCAAGGAACCACAGGCTCTAGTGGTTCTGATGGTGCTCAAGGTATCCAAGGAACCACAGGTTCAACAGGTTCAACGGGTAGTACTGGTTCTCAAGGAACTCAAGGTATCCAAGGAATTCAGGGTTTTAGAGGAGTAAATGCATGGTCAAGAAAAACTACAAATTATACCGCATCCAGTGGAGATAGATTAATAGCAGACACCTCTGGTGGAACATTTACAATCACTCTTCCAGCATCACCATCCACTGGCGATAGTATTGTTATTGCTGATGGGGCAAATTGGTCAACTACAAATCTAACAGTTGCAAGAAATGGATCAACAATAGAAGGAGATTCGGAAAACTTAAATGTTGATATTGGTGGCATATTTTTAGAATTAATTTATGATGGTTCTACCTGGGAAGTTTTTTCATCTAATGGTCCACAAGGTTCTCAGGGAATTCAAGGCACTCAAGGAATTCAAGGAATTCAGGGGGTGCAGGGAATTCAAGGTACTAACTCTAAGGGATTAGCAATTCTCGCATACTTATCACCAGGTTAAATAAATGGCAAATTTATCATCACTGATTGGAGCACAAGGAGCACAAGGTGCTCAAGGAACGCAAGGTGCTCAAGGAACACAAGGAACACAAGGAACACAAGGAACACAAGGAATTCAGGGAATTCAAGGAAGACCTAGTATTGGACCATCTTTTGTACTAAGATAATGGCAGATTTATCTAAAATAATAAAAGGTAGTAAAGACTTTACTACTGGAGCACAAGGAATTCAAGGAGCGGATGATATCCAGGGCATTAAAGGAACAAATGGAACCACTGGTATCCAAGCTATAACTGGAACTAAAGGAAAAAGTTATTTTGCTTTAGAATATATTGTATTTGATTGCAAATAACTTAGTATAAATAACTAAAAATATTTTATTATGGGTTTTGCGAATTATTGCTTGAAGAATGGTGGAATAATAAAACCACTTACCATTCCATTTGAGCATACGAAAGGAACTGGACTATTTAATCCATCAGTATTTGTTGACGAAGAAGAAAATATTTTAGTAAATATTCGGCATTGTCAATATACATTATACCATTCAGAGAAGGGAAATTATGAGCACATTTGGGGACCTCTCATCTATCTAAATCCAGAAAATGATATAAGTTTAACAACAACAAATTTTTTCTGTAAACTAGATTCTGAACTTAATATTGAAGAATTTCATCAAGTAGACACTTCAGAACTTGATGAAAAACCTTTATGGGAATTTGTTGGACTTGAAGATTCTAGAATTGTTAAGTGGGACGGGAAATATTTTCTTTGTGGCGTCAGAAGAGACACTACACGGAATGGTGTTGGAAGAATGGAATTGTCTGAATTGAAATATGTTTCAGAAAAAGTAAAAGAAATATCACGCCAAAGAATACCTGCTCCAGGAAAAGATGATACTTATTGTGAAAAAAATTGGATGCCAATTTTAGACCAACCATATCACTATGTAAAATGGTCAAATCCGGTCGAAATTGTAAAGTACAATCCAGCCGATAAAACTTGTAAAACTACTTTTCTTGGGGAATATGATGAGAGTATCAATATTCCATTAAGAGGGGGTTCACAAGTAATACCTTATAAAGATGGGTATCTAGCAATACACCACATCACACATCTTTTTAAAAGTAAGCAAGATAGAAAAAATGCTACTTATAGACATCAGTTTACCTACTGGGATAAAAACTGGAAAGTCATAAAACGGTCAAAAGTATTTGATTTTATGGGTGCTGAAATTGAGTTTGCTTGTGGAATGGCCAAATACAATAAAGATTACATTATCACATTTGGATTCCAAGATAACGCTGCTTTTGCGTTAAAAATTTCTGAAGATGCGTTGGAGAATTTTATAAATGATTGATTGTTTAAACGAATACATTAAAGATTCTGAGAATCCTGAAACTAATTTCAATCTTGCGATTGAATATTTTTTGCAAGGACAAACTGCAGCAGCTATTTCTTTTTTCCTTAGATGTGCTGATAGGTCAGGAGATGATCTGGATTTGGCATATGAGTGTTTAATTCATATTGGTAGATGTTTTGATATTCAAGGAAATAGAATTGAACATGCTCGGGGTATGTATAAAAATGCGATATCCATCTTACCAAGAAGACCCGAAGCATATTATATGCTTGCCAACTTCCAGAACTGGCATACTCAATTTCAAGACGCATATTTTTTATGTAAACAATCTTTTGAGATTTCCGATTTTGATTCTCCAGAGTTTAGATTCAAATCAAAATATCCTGGAATATATGGACTTTTATATGAGCAGGCAGTTTCTGCTTGGTACTGGGGGAAAACAGAAGAAAGTATGAGTGGTTTTGAAAATTTAGTTGATAATTATTGGAATGAAATGGATGAACATCATCAGAATAAAGTATTGGAAAACTTGGGCATCAAATATTATGCTGAATATCAAACCGACAAATACATTAGAGAAACATTCTTTGAAGATTATTCATACAAAGGAATAATGGTTGAAGTTGGTGCTGGGCCTCCAACTTTCATCAGCAATTCAAAGCACTTCAGAGATAGTGGATGGAGAACAGTATCCGTAGAACCAAATCCAAAATTTGTTCAGCAACATATTGATGAGGGCAGCGAAGTCTATCAATATGCTTGTTCTGATGTGGAAGAGAAAAGAGATTTTGTTGTCAATCTAAACAACGATGAATGGTATACTGAAGAAAATGATGGGGTAAGTTTTTCTGCTTTAGATATTAGGCACAAAAATGTTCCAGAGCATAACAGTCAAACAACAATACAAGTTGAAACTATTAGATTGGACAACTTGCTACAAAGAATAGGTGTTGAACATATTGATATTCTTTCAATAGATGTTGAGGGGTGGGAAATTGAGGTTCTAACTGGACTCGATAGAAATAAATATCAACCAAAAGTTGTGGTCTTGGAAAACATAGAAAATGATGAAAACTATCACTCATACATGAAAGATAGGGGATATGATTTTGTAGAAAAGCGTGGATGTAATGAAATTTACTTAAGAAATGACAATCAGTCAAAATTTTTAATATCTTCTTCTAAAAATACTAGTTGGGTTGTTGATAATTTTTACGATGACCCAGATTCAGTAAGAAAGTTTGCATTAGAGCAAGATTACCATATTGGTGGAATTGGTCGTGGATATATTGGCAATAGAACTCATCAACAATTTTTATTTCCGGGACTGAAAGAAAAGTTTGAAGAGATTATGGGTAAGAAAATTACCAAGTGGGAAGACCATGGAATGAATGGTAGGTTTCAGTATTGTTGGTCTGGTCAACCAAGAGTCTGGCATTGTGATAGTCAAAAATGGGGAGGTATGCTTTATCTAACTCCAGATGCCCCATTTGAATGTGGAACAACATTATATGCTCATAAAAAAACTAGAGCTAGAAATTATTATGATGACGGGTGGGATGCTGCTTGGAAAGATACTCCTGGCGATTGTCATTTGGATGGAACTCCATTTGAACCTGTAGATGTTTTGGGAAATGTATACAATCGTTTGGTTATCTTTGATGCTAGTTGTATACATTCTGCATCAGAATATTTTGGCACAGTGAAGGAAAATGCCAGATTATGGCAGATGTTTTTCTTTGATACGGAGTAATTATAAATATAAGCAGGCGGAATAGTTTAATTAATTAAATGAAGAAGAACGGTCGCTGTCCTGCAGGGCAATATTACTGTTATACGAATAAAGAATGTAGGGATATTCCCCCTGGATTCATGGTTGACCCTGCTGGTATGCTCCGTAAAGAAAATGGTGCTTCTATTGACGAAGCAAATAAAAGTGGAGATTCATCTCTTCGTGACTGGTTTGGTAAAAGTAAGTCCAGTGATGGCAAACCTGGTTGGGTACAACTGGGGGGCAAATATGCAGGTAAACCCTGTGCTAAACAACCAGGACAAACCACAAAACCAAAGTGTGGTTCTAGTAAGATGAAGCGTAACCTTTCCAAAGATGAGGAAGAGGCAGCGTTCCGCCGTAAGAATCGTAAAGACCCAAATCCAGACAGAAGAGGGAAGGCAATTAATGTGGCTACTGAAGAGACCAAAAAAGACCATGAAGTTGCAATGGCACAATCTCAACTGAGTAGTGTTGAAAAAGATGTCAAGTCTCTAAAAAAGAAACTTGGTAGAAAAGAGAAAGACCTTCCCGCATGGATGCAAGCAAAAATCACCGATACTGAACATAATATGGATGCAGCAGCAGGTTACATAACCAAAGAAGCAGCAGGTGAAAAAGATGCTTGCTATCATAAAGTCAAATCTCGTTATAAAGTTTGGCCAAGTGCTTATGCGTCAGGAGCACTAGTCAAGTGTCGTAAAAAAGGTGCATCTAATTGGGGAAACTCAACAAAGAAAGAATCTGTCTCCATTGAGGATGCATCAGGAAGAACTTATGCTGAATTTGTCGATTTAATTAAACCAGAACCACTTCAACCAACTCAGGGAATTGGTAGCGAACTGCTTGGTGAGAAGTGCTGGCCTGGTTATGAAAAGAAAGGTATGAAGACTATGTTTGGTAAAAGATATCCAAACTGTGTCAAAAAAGAAGAAGCGGAATGTATGCATAATCATAAGGGTGAAGAATGCCCTGTGCATGGAAAGAAAGAATGTCCTTCTGAAGAAGTTACAGAGGCAGTCAGAATTCCTGCTAAGACTGGTAATCTTATTTTTGTAATGTTTAATTGGAGAGGTAAGTATCTCTCTCTTAGAATGTTCTTCCCGAACACAAAATTACCAACTAGGTCTGATGTGCAAGATCAGATTGAGAAGGTATATCCTGGCGCAAGACTGCAGAGTTTTCAAGTTTCAAGCTATGAACCAGGACAATCATTCCTCAGAGTTTCAGAAGAAACAAACAAAGACGGAGAAAGAATTGCGGAGACTTATGGAACTAACCCTACAACATCAGGAGAAGATGTTGTGGATTCCAAAGGGCCACAGATAGAAGAAGGTGCTGCTTGGACTAAGAAAGCAGGTAAGTCTGAGTCTGGTGGTCTCAATGAAAAAGGACGCAAGTCTTATGAAAGAGAAAACCCAGGTTCCGATCTCAAAGCACCTTCCAAAAAGGTTGGTAATAAGAGAAGATCATCATTCTGTGCAAGGATGAAGGGTATGAAGAAAAAACTGACTTCTGCCAAAACTGCTAATGATCCTGATAGCAGAATCAATAAGTCACTTAGAGCGTGGAACTGCTGATGAAAAACTTTAAACAATTTATGTCTGAGAGCGTTACAATTCAAGGGGATTTTAATGGCACTCTAAATATTGGTGGAGAAGCACCTCAACCCCAGAAGGTGGGTGAGGAGTTTGTTGCTGACATTGTTTGGGAAGGGAAACTTTATAGAATGGAAATTTCCTCCAATGAAGTTCCCAATAGAAAAGAACTTGGAGAACAGATTCAATCAGAATATCCAGGTGCTGTTGTTCATAACATTTATCCAGCACAATACAATTCTAATAGTGCATTAAGAATTACTGGAATTAAAAGATATCAACCAGAAAGATTAAGTTGGAGTGACTAATTAATGGCTCAGTGGAATAAGACTACACAAGATTATTTAAACCAGGAAAGAACACTTCATGAAGTGTTCATGTGTGCTGATAGATTTGGTAATATTGGAAATTGTGGAGTTGCTACTGGGGTAGGTGGAGGGGGATATGATGCATTTGGAAGAATGCGTGTATCTGAGCCACACACTCTTGCAGACTATTCCCACATCTATGGTGAAGAAGTTGAATTATTGACGAAAAAAATTGGTGCTGGTTCAACAACCGTTGTAAATGCAAACACAGCATCTATTGGACTTATAGTTGGTGTTGGTTCAACCTCACAGGTTATACACCAGTCAAGAATGTATCATCATTATATGCCAGGCAAATCTCAGTTTGCTATGGCAAGTTTTAATTTTATTGATTATAGAGAAAACACAACAAAAAAAGTTGGATATTTTGATGATAGAAATGGAGTGTTTCTTCAGCAGGATGGAGATGGTATTGTTTCTATTGTAAGAAGATCATATAATACTGGAATCACAAGTGATGTTGTAGTCAATCAAGTCAATTGGAGTCTTGATCCACTTGATGGTACGGGTCTTTCCAGCATTACTGTTGATTGGACAAAGACTCAACTGTTTATCACAGACTTCCAGTGGTTGGGAGTTGGAAGACTTAGGTGTGGGTTAGTTTTAGATGGAACAAATCATTACTTCCACGAGTTCCAACACGCAAATAATTTAGAACACGCATATTGGAGTTTACCTTCACTTCCAATTCGTTGTGAAGTTGCCAACACTGATACTGCTGTTGGCATTACATCAATGGAACAAATTTGTGCCACTGTAATGAGTGAAGGTGGATATGTTGAGACTGGTGTTGAGTTTGGTGCCTTTAATGGTCCAATCACTTTCTCTTCTTCTGGTGGCGCAACTGCCAGACAATGTGTTATGGCTATTCGTTGTAAGAATACATTCAAAGGAATTCCAAATAGAACAACTGTAAGAGTAACTGATATTGAATGTTTAAGTGATGCTACAAATTGTAGAATTGAGATTTGGAGACTGCCAAGCAATACTAATATTACTGGTGGAAGTTGGGTAAGTGCTGATGATGATTCAGCAGTTGAGTATAATGTCACGGTAGGGACTAACTTCACAACAACTGGTGGAGATTTGAGACAGGCATCTTTGATTGCTGCAAACAATCCATCGGGACAACAAGCATCTGCTACTGTTGCTTTTAATCCAACTGCTGCAAGAAGATCATACATCGCACAGAATATAGATAGTGATGATAGTAATATTTTTGCTGTTATTGTGACTAACTTGGACACTAACACAACAACAGATGTCTTCAATACTATTCAGTGGCGAGAAACAAGGTAATTTTTTATGAGTGAAGTATATCTTGGTAATCCTAATTTAAAAAAAGCAAATACTGCTATTGAGTTTACTCAAGAACAAATTCTTGAGTTTGTTAAGTGTAAAGAAGATCCGGTTTATTTTGCAAACAACTATATTAAGATTGTTTCTCTTGATGAAGGTTTAACTCAATTCCATCCATACCATTTTCAAGAAAAGTTAATTAACAACTTCCATGAAAACAGATTCAACATCTGTAAGATGCCTCGTCAGACAGGCAAATCTACAACTGTCGTATCTTACCTGCTTCACTATGCAGTTTTTAACGATAGTGTTAATATTGGCATCCTTGCTAACAAAGCAGCAACAGCAAGAGAGCTTCTGAGTAGGTTACAGACTGCTTATGAGAACTTGCCTAAATGGATGCAACAGGGTATTATATCATGGAACAAGGGTTCTCTGGAATTAGAAAATGGCAGTAAGATATTGGCAGCTTCTACGTCTGCGAGTGCTGTCCGAGGTATGTCATTTAACATCCTCTTTCTCGACGAGTTCGCATTCGTCCCGAATCACGTTGCTGACTCGTTCTTTGCCTCTGTTTATCCTACTATTACTTCTGGTAAAAACACCAAAGTAATTATTGTATCTACCCCACATGGTATGAATCACTTCTACCGTATGTGGCATGATGCGGAAAGAAGTAAAAATGAATATGTACCAACAGATGTTCACTGGTCAGAAGTTCCTGGAAGAGATGAGGTCTGGAAAGAACAGACTATTGCCAATACTTCTGAAGCCCAGTTTAAGGTTGAATTTGAATGCGAATTCCTTGGTTCTGTTGATACATTAATCAACCCAAGTAAACTCAGAACTTTAGTATACGATAATCCAAAAACTAGAAATGCTGGATTGGATGTATACGAATCATCAATAGAAGATCATGATTATGTGATAACTGTTGATGTTGCTAGAGGAGTTGGAGAAGACTATTCAGCATTTGTTGTTGCTGATATTACACAGTTCCCTCATAGGATTGTTGCGAAGTATCGGAATAACGATATCAAACCGATGTTGTTCCCCAATATTATCTATGAGGTAGCGAAGAGCTATAATAGTGCGTTTATATTATGCGAAGTGAATGATATTGGAGATCAGGTTGCAAGTATCTTGCAATATGACCTTGAGTATCAGAATCTGTTGATGTGTTCTATGAGAGGTAGAGCAGGACAGATTGTTGGTCAGGGATTCTCTGGTAAGAAGACACAACTGGGTGTCAAGATGTCCAAGACTGTAAAGAAGGTTGGTTCACTCAATCTAAAGACAATGATTGAAGAAGATAAACTTATCTTCAATGACTATGAGATTATATCAGAACTGACTACTTTTATCTCAAAACACAATTCGTTTGAGGCAGAAGAAGGATGCAATGATGACCTAGCAATGTGTCTCGTTATCTATGCTTGGTTAGTTGCACAAGACTACTTTAAAGAACTTACCGACCAAGATGTCCGAAAGAGATTATATGAAGAACAGAAGAATCAGATTGAGCAAGATATGGCTCCGTTTGGATTTATGGATGATGGATTAGGAGAAGATAGTTTTGTTGATGGCGATGGTGATAGGTGGTTTAATGCATCAGAATATGGAGAAACTGCTGGCGGTATGGACTACATGTGGAAATATTAAATGGAACTAGATGATTTAGACAAACAACTTAAACTAGGTCATCTTCTTCTACAGGATAGGAAGTGTAGAGTTTGTGGTGAAATAAAAAATCTTGTGGATAGTTTTTACAGAACAAGAAAAGATAGAGGTCCAGTAGCATCATCGTTTTCATACGAATGTAAAGAGTGTACTATAAAGAGAATAGTTGTTAGTAGAATGACAAACACGGTTTTTGATAGATGGGAATATCCAGATTGGTAGTTCGCGTCGTATTTCCCCCGTCAAAACACCCATTTTAATAAATATTTTCAGATAAACTGAGATTCAAACGGAGAGAAACATGGCGACTCCTCAATTATCTCCTGGCGTATTGGTCAGGGAAGTTGATTTAACCGTAGGAAGAGCTGACAATGTTCTTGATAATATTGGATGTATTGCTGGACCTTTTGAAATTGGTCCCGTTGATGAAGCTACAAATATTACCACAGAACAACAACTTATCGACACCTTCGGTAAGCCCCTGTCAACTGATGCTCAATATGAGTACTGGATGAGTGCCTCATCTTTCCTCTCATACGGTGGTGTTCTAAAGGTTGTAAGAACTGGTTCAACAACTAGCACCCTGATGGTGAACGCAAATGCTGGTGTAGGCATTGCTTCAACCACAACTCTCAAGATTAATAACTACGACGACTATCTTGAGAATCACGCAGACGGCGAAGACACTGATTATACTTGGGCAGCTAAGAATCCAGGAACTTGGGGTAATGGTCTTAGAGTTTGTGTTATTGACGACCTTGCAGACCAAACAATTGGTATTACCACAACTGACCTCGGAAATGCTGGTGCTACGATTGGTTTCGGAGTTACTGCTTCTCTGGTAGGACAAGTCATTGCTGGTTCGGGTTCAACTTCAACCTTTGATGGTTATCTGAAGGGTATTATTACTGGCGTCTCAACTGACTCAACCAACAGCGCATCAACAATTGATGTTAAGGTTGTCTCAAGAGTTTCTGCAGCAGGAACCGAGACCAAGATTAACTATGCAGAAGGAAATGCTGCACAATCATTTGATACCTCTGACACTGTATTCTTTGTCAATAATGCTGGTATCAACACTGGAGCATATGGTGCTGGTTCAGGAACCACTCCCGCAACCGCAGTTGACTGGTACGACCAACAGACTCTTAGCATTGATAGCAGCACAATCTATTGGAAGTCTATTGCACCAAAACCTGTTTCTAATGTATATGTCACTAACAGAAGTGGCGAAGGCGATGGTATCCATGTTGCAGTTGTTGACGATCTTGGAACTATCACTGGAACTCCAGGTTCTCTCCTTGAAAAGCATGTAAGCCTTTCTAAAGCGAAGGATGCTATTTCTAACGTAAATGCTCCTCAGAAGATCTGGTATGAGGGTTACGTTGCAGACTTCTCCAACTATGTCTATGCAGGAAGCAATCCTTCTTCTGCTGATGATACCTTCCATGGAACCGTCCCAGTAGCAACTGGATTCTCTACCGACTTCACCGCAGTCACAACTGGTGATGGTCTCTGGGGTCTGGATGCACAAGATGTTACCTACAGTGCAATTGGTAATGTTGGTTATACACTCGGTGGTGGTGTTGACTATTCCACCAACGGCGGTATGAAGGCAGAACTGAGTAGTTTGATTACTTCTTATGGTCTCTTCTCAAACAAAGATGAGCAAGAAGCAGATTACTTAATCATGGGCCCTGGTTGCACCGAAGAGTTTGAGTCACAGGCAAAAGCAAACTACATCATCTCTCTTGCAAATGAGAGAAAGGATTGTGTTGCTGTTGTTGGACCACACAGAACTAATTTGATTGGTCAGACCAATACAGATACTCAAACCACAAATCTCATCAACTACTTCAGCACCATTTCAAGTTCTTCTTATGGAGTCTTTGATAGTGGTTACAAGTATACATATGATCGTTTCAACAACAAGTTCCGTTACATTCCAACGAATGCTGACGTTGCTGGTCTGATGACTCGCACTGGAATTGTTGCTTATCCTTGGTTCTCACCTGCTGGCCAGCAGAGAGGAATCATCAACAATGCGGTGAAACTTGCTTATAACCCAAGCAAGGCTCAAAGAGATCGTCTCTATCAGGCAAGAATCAACCCAGTTGTTACTAAACCTGGTGTTGGAACACTTCTCTTCGGAGACAAAACTGCTCTCGGATATGCATCAGCATTTGATAGAATTAATGTTCGTCGCTTGTTCCTTACTGTTGAGCAAGCACTTCAGAGAGCAGCAGAAGCACAACTCTTTGAACTCAACGATGAGTTAACAAGAGCAAACTTCAAGAACATTGTTGAACCTTATCTCCGTGATGTTCAGGCAAAGAGAGGTCTCTACGGATTCCTGGTTGTTTGTGATTCCACTAACAACACTCCTGATGTTATTGACAACAATGAGTTCAGAGCAGACATCTTCCTGAAGCCAACTAAGTCAATCAACTACGTCACCTTGACGTTCGTTGCAACCAGAACTGGCATCAGTTTTGAAGAAGTTGCTGGCACAGTTTGATCGATTGATAATAAATAACAACACGGAGGATTAAAAAATGCCACACTCTATTCAGGATTTCAAATCAACTCTCATCGGGGGCGGTGCCCGCCCCAATCTATTTGAGGTTGTTCTTACTAATGAGTTCCCAGGTTCTGATGGTTTTGATGCAGAGGATTTCTCAATCCTCTGCAAGGCAGCTCAGTTGCCTGCATCGAACATCGCTTCAATCGATGTTCCTTTCAGAGGTAGAACTTTTAAGGTTGCTGGTGATAGAACCTTTGATACCTGGACCGTCACTGTAATTAACGACATTGACTTCAGAATTCGTACTGCCATGGAAGCATGGATGCAATCCATCGGACAATATGCTGATGGATCTGGTTCAACCGATCCTGCAGACTATCAAGTCGATGCAGTTGTTAAACAGTTCACTAGAGCTGCTTCAACACTTAATAATGTTGAAGGTGCTGGAATGGAAGTTGCTAAGCAATATAAGTTCTATAGCATTTTCCCAACCAACATCTCTGCCATTGATCTGTCTTACGATTCCGCAGACACTATTGAAGAATTCACTGTTGAATTCCAAGTTCAATACTGGTCACCAATGTCGGGTGAAAACTGATCGACTAAATAATAGCGATTAGTTCAGCAGACTATAATGTCGTCAAAATTATTTGGGTTCTCGATTGAGGACAATGAACCACTAAGCAAGAGTACAGTCTCCCCCGTTCCTCCCAACAATGAGGACGGGGTTGACCACTACTTGACTAGTGGTTTTTTTGGTTCATATGTTGATATTGAAGGCGTATTCAGAACAGAGTTTGACTTAATCAAACGCTATCGTGAGATGGCTCTACATCCCGAAGCAGATAGTGCTATCGAAGATATTGTAAATGAAGCAGTTGTTTCAGATACTAACAATACACCTGTTGAAATTGAACTATCAAATCTTAATGCCAGCGACGGTATTAAGAAAAAAATTCGTGAGGAGTTTAAATATATTCTCTCATTGTTGGACTTTGATAAAAAAGCACACGAAATTTATAGGAATTGGTACATTGATGGAAGACTTTACTACCATAAAGTCATCGATTTAAAGAATCCCCAAGCAGGTATTCAAGAGTTGCGTTACATTGATGCAATGAAAATGCGTTATGTTCGCCAACAAAAACAAAAAGTAGATGATAAACTTCGTCTTGCTAATATGAATTCAGACAATCCGATGGAATATGAATTCCCTCAGATTGAAGAGTATTTTATTTACAACCCAAAGGCAGTATATCCTACTGGAAGCCCCAGCGCAATGACTGGCGGTAATAAAGGAATCAAAATGTCAAGAGATTCCATCACATATTGCACTTCTGGTCTTGTAGACAGAAACAAAGGAACTGTACTTTCTTATCTCCACAAAGCAATCAAATCACTCAATCAACTTCGTATGATTGAGGATTCTTTGGTTATCTACCGTTTAAGTAGAGCACCAGAACGTAGAATTTTCTATATTGACGTTGGAAATCTCCCAAAAGTCAAAGCAGAGCAATATCTGCGTGATGTTATGACCAGATATCGTAACAAACTTGTCTATGATGCATCCACGGGAGAAATACGTGATGACAAAAAATTCATGTCAATGCTTGAAGATTTTTGGTTGCCTCGCAGAGAAGGCGGAAGGGGAACAGAAATCTCAACTCTGCCAGGCGGCCAAAACCTTGGAGAAATCACTGATATTGAATACTTTAAGAAAAAACTCTACAGATCCCTTAATGTTCCACCCTCAAGAATGGATGGAGAAGGTGGGTTTAACTTGGGCAGATCTTCTGAAATCCTGAGAGACGAACTCAAATTTACCAAGTTTGTTGGGCGTTTGAGAAAGAGATTTTCTGGTATGTTTAATGACATGCTGAAGACTCAATTACTTCTGAAGAACATAATTACTCCAGAAGATTGGGAGATTATGTCTGAGCATATTCAGTATGATTTCTTGTATGACAATCACTTCTCCGAACTTAAGGATTCAGAACTTCTTAATGAGAGGTTGAATAGTCTGCAAGCTGCAGAACCTTATATTGGTAAGTATTACTCTCAGGATTATGTCCGTCGCAATATTCTTCGTCAGACCGATGAGGAAATTCTTGAGCAAGATGCATTGATTAAAAAAGAGATTGCAGCAGGAATTATTCCCGATCCAAATGCTCCTATTGATCCAGAAACTGGAGCACCACTAGATTCATCTGCAGGTATGGATTTAGGTAAACCTCAAATGGAACCAGAAGTTGATGGTTCTGCAGCAGAAGCTCCAGAAATTCCCGATGGTGGGGAAATATAAATACACATAGTTCCTTATTAATTTAACAATGGATGAATTAATTGATGCGATTTCGGCAGATGAGTCTCCGGCAGATATTAGCGATAAGATTAAAGAAATCTTATTTGGTAAGTCTGCAGAAAGAATTGATGCCTTTCGTCCAGTAGCAGCAAAATCTATGTTTGGTGATGATACTGAAGTAGAGGGTGAAATTTCTTCCGAAGACGAAGAATAAATAAATAACTACTAAATGAATTATAAAGAATAATGGCTCTTAATCCGGTTGGCATTTGTACTGCCATTTCTACATCAGGTTCCGCTGCAACTTCCACTGTTCTTACTCACCAGAGTCAGTATCTCAGATGTGTTGCTCTTACTCAAGGAGCCCATGTCGCAATTGGCACAAATCCAACTGCGACGCCAGCAAACTTTTTTGTAGCTGCTGGAGAACCAGAAACAATTTGTCTCCATAAACCAGCAGCTCAAAGAGTTGTTGGTATTGAGACTGGTTCTACAACGACTCTGAGTTTTCCAGAAGGTGTTATTGGATCACCTTTTGCAGTCGGAGAGGCAGTTGCTTTGACTGTAACTGGTCAAAGTGGTTTTGATTTTTCAAACAAGATTGTTCTTAGTATCACTCAACAAGCTACATCTGAACCTTACTTAACAAAGGTTGTGATTGATCACGACTCATCATCAGGTGCTCCAGACCAGACTAGAGATGGACTTGGAACTTACGCTGAACTGAGAGGAGTGTTTAAAGTTTCCGCACTTGGTCTCGGTAGCGGAACTCTTTATATCCAACAAGTTCAGGAAACCTGAAGGAGAAACAAATGAAACTAATCAGAGAAGAGATAGAAAAGGTAGAGGTTATTACCGAAGAAAAGAACGGTAAAAAACTCCTTTATATTCAAGGACCTTTCCTCCAAACAGAACAGAAAAATCGCAACGGTAGAGTATATCGTCGCAATGTTATGGAGCGTGAGGTAAAGAGATATACTAATGAGTATGTTTCAAAAGGTCGTGCTCTCGGAGAACTCGGCCACCCCGATGGTCCAACCATTAATCTCGACAGAGTTTCCCATAAGATTGTTTCTCTTGAGCAAAAGGGAAATGACTTTATTGGTAAGGCTCAAATCTTATCTACCCCTATGGGTAAAATTGCGGAATCTCTTCTGAAAGAAGGAGTTTGTCTTGGTGTTTCTTCTAGAGGCATCGGCTCACTTCGTCAAACTAAAGAAGGATATTCTGAAGTTGGTGAAGACTTTATGTTAGCAACTGCTGCCGATATCGTTGCTGATCCTTCTGCACCTGATGCTTTTGTTCAGGGAATTATGGAAGGTAAAGAATGGGTTTGGGAAGGTGGCATCCTTCGTGAGCAAATTGCTACAAAAACTGCAAAGAGAATCAACACTCTTGTAGATCAAAGAGCACTTGAAGAGCATAAAATTAATCTCTTCAATGACTTCCTCAATAGTTTATAAGTAGTGCTTCTTACATAAAATATTTTAATTTATAAATAAATATAGATTTAAACACAGGAAAAATCCGGAGAGTTCAAATGTCTAGTGGCAACAATTTACAAGAAATGGAAGTAGGCACGAAGCAATCCAAGACCGCTGTTAATGCTGGTGCAAAGGCAGCGGATCCTATGCCAACGCTTCAAGGAGACGGATCTCAACTCGGCGCAGTTGAAGATCTCGGCGGTCCTACTCCTGAAAACTACAGATCAGATGATGATTCAGCAAAACTGAAGACCCCTGGCGGCACCCTTAAGCAAGTTAAGGATGTTGTTAATAAAGGTGCTAAGCCTGCTGATGCAATGAAAGGCGTCAAGGAAGAAGAAGATCTTTCTGACGAAGAAGTAGTTGCAGAAGAAGAGACCACCGAAGAAGAAGTAGTCTCTGAAGAAGAAATTGCTGAAGAGGAAGAAGTAGAAGTAGTTGCCGAATATGATATTGAAGAGGATGTAAATGCTCTTCTTCAAGGCGAGGAACTCTCCGAAGAATTCCAAGAAAAAGCAAAAACCATCTTTGAAACTGCTATCAATGCTAAGGTAGCAGCTATCAGAGTTGAAATGGAAGAGCAACTCAACGCTCAGATTGCTGAAGAGCAAGAAAAGATCGCTGAGGAGTTCGCTACTGTTAAAGAGGCACTCGCTGAGCGTGTTGACTCTTATCTTGAGTATGTTGCTGACGAGTGGTTTGAAGAGAACGCACTCGCAGTTGAATCCGGTCTGCAGACCGAAATGACTGAATCATTCCTGACTGGAATGAAGTCACTTTTTGAAGAACATTATGTAACAATCCCTGAAGACAAATATGATGTGCTTGAGAGCATGGTAGAAAAACTTGATGACATGGAGACAAAACTCAACGAGCAGATTGAGAAGAATGTTTCCCTTAACAAGCGTCTCGCAGAGTCGGTTGCTGAAGGAATCCTCGATAACGTTTCTGAAGGTCTTGCTGAGACCCAGAAAGAGAAGCTCGCCTCACTTGCAGAGGGTGTTGAGTTTGAAAGTGAAGCAAAGTATCGTGAAAAGTTGGAGACGCTGAAGGAGTCATATTTCTCCTCCACTAAAGTAACTTCAACCGCTAACAAGACTGAGACTCTCTCAGAAGGTGTAGAGTCTGGACATGAGTCCTACTCAGGTTCAATGGCTGCATACATGAAGACTCTCGGGTCTTTTAGCAAGTCCTGAATTTAATATTAATTCAAACTGTAAACATCCACAATTAAAGGAAAAAGCAAATGTTCCATTCTGAGCATCTGCAGGAAAAGTGGGCACCTCTCCTCGACCACGAGGGTGGAATCAAAGATTCCCATCGTAGAGCTGTTACCGCTGTCCTGCTCGAAAACCAAGAAAAATTCCTCCATGAGCAAAATGCTTTTGGATCCTCAGGTCTCCTGAACGAAGCACCTACCAACGCTGTTGGTAACGATGGCTTCCAAGGTGGTTCTGCTGAAGCAGGTCCTACCGCAGGTTTCGACCCCGTTCTGATCTCTTTGATCAGACGCTCCATGCCTAACCTGATCGCTTATGATCTGGCTGGCGTTCAACCAATGTCTGGTCCTACTGGCCTGATCTTCGCGATGCGCTCGCAGCGCCTCAAGGAAGGCAGCAGAAGCGAGACCTTCTATGATGAAGTAGATTCCGCATTCTCTGGTCAGGACGCAGGATTTAACCTCAACGGCGGCATGACTGATGTTGCTGCTGGTATGGGTACTACCTCACAGTCAGGTACTAATCCTTCCGTCTTGAACCCTGTTGGTTCTGCTACCTCCACTGCCTACAACGTAGGTCAGGGTATGCAAACTGGCGACGCTGAGAACCTTGATGGTACTGGTGGCGACGCATTCAACCAGATGGCATTCTCGATCGAGAAAGTCACTGTTACCGCTAAGTCAAGAGCACTGAAGGCAGAATACAGCCTTGAGCTTGCACAAGACCTGAAGGCAATCCACGGCCTCAATGCTGAGGCAGAACTCGCCAACATTCTCTCAACTGAGATTCTGGCTGAGATCAACCGTGAAGTCATCAGAACCATCTACAAGACTGCTGAGCAAGGCGCTGTTTCTAACGTCGCTACCGCTGGTGAGTTCGACCTCGACATCGACTCCAACGGTCGTTGGTCTGTTGAGAAGTTCAAGGGTCTTCTGTTCCAAATCGAGCGCGATGCTAACGCAATTGCACAGCGCACTCGTAGAGGAAAGGGCAACATCATCCTCTGCTCTGCAGACGTTGCTTCCGCTCTGACCATGGCTGGTGTACTTGACTACACCCCAGCACTCAACGCTAACCTGAACGTTGATGACACTGGCAACACCTTCGCTGGTGTTCTGCAAGGTAAGTATCGTGTCTACATCGATCCTTATGCTGCAAACCTGACCTCTGCTAACGCATCTGGTGGTAACCAGTACTATGTCGTTGGTTATAAGGGTACTTCACCTTATGACGCAGGTCTGTTCTATTGTCCTTATGTTCCTCTCCAAATGGTTCGTGCCGTTGGTGAGAACTCCTTCCAGCCCAAGATTGGCTTTAAGACCCGCTACGGCATGGTCGCTAACCCATTCGCAGCAGGAACTACCCAAGGACTGGGTAACCTGGTTGTTAACCAGAACCGCTACTATCGTCGCGTTGCTGTTAAGAACCTCATGTGATCTTTGGTTCACATATCAAATCAAGGAGACCTTCGGGTCTCCTTTTTTTATGAGTATAAATTCGTAGGCATAAATTTTTGTTTCTTAATTGTAGTCATTTACACATAAAACTAATATATAATGATAGAATTAAGAGGTAAACAAAGTGAACTGAAAGTCGAATTTTTATTATGACTCAAAAAACTATTGGAGGTTGTTATGCATAACATATTATCGCATAATCAATTAGCAGGATGGAAGCAAAGTGTTATGAGATTGGAAAACACTTTAGATAGGAGCATGGAAGAATCTGATCTTATTAACGACTATTATAATTGCTTAATTGAATGTGATGATGACCAGTCAACATGTAAACGAATTTGTCGGAGGATTTTAAGATAGTTTTTGAGAGGGGTTAACTACCCCTCTTTTTTTATCTAAATATTTAAAAAAACAATGGCGGACTTCAACCCAATTGAAAATAGGAATTTTTTAACTCCTACTGGTTTTAAATTTATATTGGAGAAGGCTCCAGGAGTTTCTTTTTTCTGCAACCAGGCAAATATACCATCACTGGATCTTGGTATTGCGGTTCAACCAACATACCTTAAGGACATTGATCGTCCAGGAGATAAGTTGGTGTTTGGAGATTTGTCCGTTAGATTTTTGGTCGATGAAGACTTAAAAAACTATATGGAAATTCAAAACTGGATGAGAGGTTTAGGATATCCAGAAAGTCTTGACCAGATTTATGATCTTCAAAAAACTGGAAACAGGGGAATGGATCTGAGGACCAGAAAACTTGAGAATATTTTTTCTGATGGAACTATGTCTATTTTAAATAGCAGTTTAGTTTCAAACTTTTTGATTAAGTTTCAAGGACTTTTTCCATATTCCTTGACAACTTTAAGTTTCGATGCTACCGATACTGATATCGAATACTTTACAGCAGAGGTTTCTTTCAAGTATACTTATTATGAAATAACTGCATTGGATGGAACTCCTTTATGATTGATCTTGATACACTTCAAGGAATGTGGGAACAAGACTCTAAGATTGATATGGACAATCTACATACCGAGTCAACAAATATTCCATCACTCCATGCGAAGTACTTTGAATTGTATAACACAATCTTTCTAATGAGAAAGAAAGCAGAGCAACAGAGAAAAAATATTAGGCACGAAAGATACGAATATTTTAGTGGGAAGGCAGACCCAGATGTCTATATCGAAAAACCTTTTCCTAAAAAAATCAGGGATAAGGAAACTATGCAAAAGTATTTGGATGCAGATGATAAGCTCTCAGGAGTTTCGTTAAAGATTGATTATTATGATACAATGCTGGTCTATATTGAAAGTATTCTAAAGCAGATTACAAATCGAACATACCAGATTAAAAATGCTATTGAATTTATGCGTTTCAATGCAGGATTAGGCTAATGGACGAAGAACTTCCTTTTGTTTTAGATTTTAATATAGAAGATGTTCATCTTTTATACCATTGCGTATGTAGAAGAATTGAAACATGGGAAGGACATCCATCTAGGCATCCATATGAGCAAGAGCATCTATATCATTTGAAGAACGAGCTATATAAATGTATACTTGATTATAAGTTTCACGACATGTAATAAATATCAGTAGATGAATGGATCTATGTGATTGACACTAGTGCAAATCTTGTTATATCAAAATCCAACGAAGTATTTTTAAAGATTAATACTGAACCTCATATTGAATACGAACTTAGAGACCACTTTAAGTTTGAGGTTCCGAATGCAAAATTTATGCCACAGTACCGTGGTAGAAACTGGAACGGAGAGATTCACCTATACGATATGCGGTCCAAGCAGATCTATGTTGGTCTGTTAGATAAGATTGTATCCTTCTGTAAGAACTACGGATACACTTATAAGTTTGAAGATAATAAGTTTTTTGGACAACCATTTGAAGTCAATGAAATGATTTCAAAGGAAGGAGTTAAAGATTATATTCGCTCAATATCGGTACATGAACCTAGAGAATATCAAATTGAGGGAGTATACGATGCTCTAAGGCATAATAGAAGGCTGCTGATATCGCCCACTGGGTCAGGAAAAAGTCTGATGATTTACGCCCTCTCGCGATATCATGTGGATACAGGCAAAAATATTCTTTTAGTCGTTCCCACGACATCTCTTGTAGAACAGATGTATAAGGACTTTGGGGATTACGGTTGGGATACAGATTCATATTGTCACAAAATCTATTCTGGTAGGGAGAAGGACACTAATAAAAGTGTAGTCATCACAACATGGCAGTCTATCTATAAACTTGAAAGAAGTTGGTTTGAAAGATTTGATGTTGTGATTGGTGATGAGGCTCATCTATTTAAGTCAAAATCATTGATACAGATTATGACTAAGTTACATACCGCAAAACATAGGATTGGTTTTACTGGCACACTTGATGGTACACAGACTCATAAGTGGGTTCTGGAAGGATTATTTGGACCTTCATATAAGATTGTCAGAACAAAGGAACTCCAAGAAAAAGGTTTTCTTTCTAAACTTGATATCACTTGTCTGCTTCTCAAGCATCCACCACAGAAGTTTGAAGTCTTTGAAGATGAGATTCAATATCTAATTGGTCATGATCAAAGAAATAATTTTATATCCAAACTTGCATTAGACCTGAAAGGTAACACTCTTGTTCTATTCAGCAGAGTGGAAGCTCATGGTGCAGTATTATTTGAAAAGATAAATACTAGCAAAGAAGATAACCGAAAAGTATTTTTTGTCCAT